GCATATCAAGATATATCGGATCGCCGTCTTCTGTGGCGAATGTAGAGCTGATCTGAGCGGGGTAATCTAATACCTTGTAATTCTTCTCTTCAGATACAAAGATGCCTTTAACGCCGTTATAGGTCGTTCTGCGGGACTGTTTGGTCTGAGTCTGAATGTCACTAATGCAATCGGCTTCGTCGAATGTCACGGTCGGCGCTATGTATTCTGCACCGTGAAGAAAATACTTGCCGCCAGAATAGGTGACTCTGCCGCCCATCGCAGAAAGCATTTGCTCAATGTTGTCGCGTATCTGGTTCGCAGTGTCTATGACGCCATTGAGTGTGTATCGGTTCTGTGTGCCGCCACCATCAAGGGATATTGATTCTTCACAAAGGTCAGCCGCCGCCTCGAGTGTCGTTGAGTCAATCAGCGTGTAGTCTTCTGCAAGGCCGTAGGAGCTTACTAAATAGTCACGCGCACAAAGCGCAGGGTTTTGCGAATAAGTCCATGTGCTTGCATCTGTGGCGCTCTGACTACCGATGCGAGGGTCATATACCTTTTTGCCTTTAATGACCGCGCTGATGTTTGGTACGCCTTGCGGAAACTTGTCAGCATCCCACTCTAGCCTCAGAGCAAGGTAAGCAATGCCTGACAATTTATGATCTGTTGTCCATAAGACATTAGCGTTCACGAGGTCAGTCGATGCGGCCTGTCCTGCCGTGCCAAACTTACGGTCTATTGTGACGTATGTACCCCAGTCACTTTGAAAGCCGCCACTGAGCGTCCACACCTTCTTATCGTTAAACCAAATCTCTTCGTAACTTTCAATTTCATGGCTAGCAAAGGCGATGGCTAGGTGTAGATACTTGTTGTCATCTCCCGAATGCGAAATGAAAACAACTTGACCGCCGACGCGCATCTGACCATAAACAAGATTGCGTGAGCCTGCTGGTTCGCGTGATGTTTGTGTGATGCCTCTGAGTTGAGCGCCAAGACTAGGCTTTGGGGCAAGAGCGCGAGATAAAACAGAAAGGCCAGCACCTACTGCAAAGGCATAAGCAAAACCCGTAAATGTAGTCGCTAAAGCGCCAAATACAGTTAAGCCTGCGGCCGCCGCACCAATGGCTGATACTAAACCCGCAACCGCCGAAATTGCCATACTGTTACCTCAGAACTTTGCTAAAGACTGTCTCTATCTCTTCAAAGCCCAAGCGCTCCATAATTGGATCGAATGGCTGGTGCGTTTTGGTGTTGACGTGTAGCTTGGTCACGCCTTCCGCTTGCAGAGACTCCACTGCGAATTTTACCAGCTTTAGCCCCGTCAATCCCCTACGGGCTGACTTACGCAAGAATACAATGTCGTTGTTAGCAAATAAGTGGTCTTTGTAGTGTAGTGATCGGCTGACAAGGATGACGAAGTAACCCATCAGCTTGCCTTCTTTCCTAGCGGTGTAAATGCGCAGTGCGTTGATTCTGTCTAGTTCTGCGTATGCTCGCCAATCAGGGTTGAGCTTTATGATTTCTTTATTTAACGCAATCTCTTTCCAATGCTCTTCAAGCAATGGCTCGATTTCTCGTCTGACCTTAGCCAGATTTTCAAGTGCAAAGTCCATTAGTCTAATTGCCTCTGGTCTGATGGGAAATCACCGCCGCCGCCACCGCCACGACTGCCACCGCCGCCTGAGCCTACAGAAGCGCGACCCCAGACGATTTCTTTCTCTGCCATCTCTGCGACAAACTCTAAGCCCTTATCATTAGGGTAGTCGATCTTTTGATCTTCGGCTGTGTAGCGTCTAATGCGGGTGCGCTCAAATTCGATCAGGCGGTTTTCAACTGTGACTTGGATGGTTGCAGTCTCGCCGCCATCGTTGATCGTCATCGTATCCATGAAGCCGCTGAAGATAATAACAGGGTCAGAGATGACGCCGTTGCTTGCATCCATTGCGCCAAGCAATACCTTTAGCTCGCGGCCTTGATAGTCTTCGTCTCTAGCCTTAGCGAGTAAAGGGCTGGTAACACCTGACAAGGTTACGGTAATACCGTTGGCTGATAGCTCTGACGTCTCTGCAATCTCGCCAATACTTAGCAATGAGCCAGCGCCAACATAATCCACGCCATCAACGGTTAGGTCGCCGATGCCGCTCCACAGATTAAGATTGCCGGTGTCGAATGCACACTGCACCAATGTGATCGGGCGAACAAGGTCGGCGGTAACTGCCGACTGCATCCCCGACGTTAATGACCTGCTCATATAGCCTCAACGCAAGCAAAAGTGAAACCGTACAAGCTAGCCTCGTTGATACTCCATCCAATTTCATTTGAGGCGAGCCGCCATGTCCCTTTCGGTAAGGTAAAGTCTAAAGTGGTTGAGGTAGATATTGCAGTGCGGAGCGGTGGCATTATATCAAAGCTAGCCGCTTCAATATCGGTGATAATGTAAAGCGCGCCGCCTATCTCAAAGTAATCACCAGCAACCGCGCCAGTCGTTGTGCCGGTCACAGTCGTGGCACCCTTTGTGCCTGCCGTAATCGTCCCCGTAGCCGTTGTATTGTGGATAGGGTTGCCCATCGTAAAGGTGCCTGCCTGACCCCTTAGAGCGGCAAAGAAAGCCTCTACCTGTTTGGCATCTGATCGCTTTAGTGGTGGCAGTTGCACCTCTGCTTCCCATCGGACGCCCTGATGCTGGTAAGTCTGCTGGTCATAAGTAAACGGTGACTGACTGATTGACGTTGCTGACCTAAGCCGCATCGTCATCGAGGTAAACCCTACATTTGGAAACGCCGCCATTATGCACCTACCATTGCTTTGCTGAAGCCACCGCCTCTCATTCTAGCATCAGCGACAGCAGACTTGGCCGCGTTGCTTATCTGAGGAAGCAGGTTAGCTATCTCGGCACGTACGGTTTGCTGTACGCCTGTAGTGACGTTGATGTTCTGCACTACGGTAACACCGCCGCCACTTAGGTCATTATTCGGGACGACTCGACCTGTAGTACTTGGGATAAATAGCTCTGGCCCTTTCTCGCCTACAATATACGGCGTGTTGCCTGTCGCTACACCGCCACGGGCTAACCCGCCCAGTGACATCCCACCGCCGCCACCCGTAACCGGTGGTGTTGTACCGCCACCAATCGCACCTGTAATCGCACCGAAAGCCGCATCGACAATGTACTTTTGAACAAGCATTTGAATTAGGCTGTCGATAACGCTCTTCGCCATATTCTTAATTGCGTCACTAAATTTTTGTGCGCCAGTAATCGCGTCGGTAAATGACTTGCCTAACCCTGTAATGGCTTGATCGGCTAGCTTTTCAAGCTCTGGCGTAAGATCGCCAGCCATGTCGCGCGTTCGCCGTAGGTTTTCAATAAAGGATTCAAAAGCAGTTGGCACCTTTATGTTGTTAAGTGCTTCGCCTGTTTCAGTGGCGGCGTTTGTAGTCTCACGAACAACACCTGCCACTAAGCGCAGTCCGTTGTATGTGCTACTAAAATTTACCTCACCGATCTTCTCCAGTTGTGTGCGCGTAAACTCAATCGGCTCAAGATCAAACTCTTCAAAGTTAAACACCTCGTCAAAGCCAAGCTTTTTGAGTGCGGAATCTATGAGCTTAGTTCCTTGCACCAACAGATTTAGCTTTCGCTTAATGCCGTTAATCAATAAATCAAAAGCGGTGCCGATAACGTCAAAGACAGGCATGATGAAGTTTGCCGCTGTTATGACGCCGTTGAAAGCTAATCGCGCCGCCTTGGCAAACCGCTCAAAGTTGTGGATTGTTGCGGCAATAAACTCAATAAAGTTGGCCGCCGCATTAATCGCAAACTCTCTAACGCCACCCTCTGAGTCAAACAAGCTACTAGAAAAATTAGTTAACTCGTCAGCCGCGAACTTAATCGCTGGCGCAAGTGCCGCCGTGAACTGAGCAACCAACCCCTTAGAAACCGCGAACATACGTGTCATTGCGTCGTTTGCATTCTCGACGCCTTTTGCCGCATCGGCAGTCATAACCACGCCTAGGCTTTTAGCCTCGCCCAGCATCTGATCGAGTCCATCTCTGCCCATTGCTAGTGTGTTAACTAAGGCGGCACCCTCAGAATCAAACAGCTTGAACGCAAGTCGTAAGCGATCAGATTCGTTTTGCACTTCAGAAAACGCATCAGCAAGGACAAGCATCTTTTGGTCTAGCGGAAGCCTGACTAACTCTCGCGCATCAATGCCAAGCTCGCGAATAGCACCCTTAGCCTCACCAGTACCGACAGCCGCTTCTGACGCTCTACGAGTAAACCGCTGGAGCGCCATGTTCATAGTGTTTACTTCGACGCCTGTTAGTTGTCCGGCATACTGCAAGGCGCTTAAGGCTTCAGTTGTCGTGCCTATTTTGCCAGCTGTTTTAGCTAAAGCGTCGGTGGCCTTTAGCGAGTTAGCAATCAACAAGCCCATACCGCCTGCACCCACTGCGGCAACTAAGGCGGTTTTAAAGTTAAAGAAGATTTTAGATAGGCCAGCGAACGCGCGCTTGATTCCGCGCAAGGCTTTCTGCGTTTGGTCAAACGCCTTGATGATGATGCTTACGGATTCAGTCGCCATCTTTAGACTCGCTTGTTATCTTGAAGTAAGCAAGCCACTCTTGAAACTCATTGACTGTAATCTGCTCGACTTCTTCGATAGTCTTATGTAACCGATCAGCCAAGGCGATGAGATTCATCCGAGACTGATCGGCCTTCAGTTTTTTTCGACGTCCTCAAATGGGTCGATAGTGCTAAACATCTCATTAGCAATACCAGACACCACCGTCGTCTCTTCACCCATCAAGTCGATCTTGTCTTCAGCAGAGGTAAACAGCTTTTCGCCATCCTTACTTTCTGCCTTCATTACAATCAGATCAACCATTGCCGCAATGCTAGGGTTTTGCATTACTTGCGGGTGACGCTTCTGTAGCTCGTTTAGGTCATAACAGGTCAGTGGGCGACAATACAGGACAAACGCCCCGTCATCATCAGCCCACTCAATGACCTCGATCTTACGGCGTGACTGCTTTCGTCGCGCTCGTAACTCTTTAGCCAGACCCATTAGTTAGACGCTTCTGTAATTGCGCCTGATACCTGTACAGAGAATGACGCTTCGACCAACCCGTCATAAGACGCAGAGATAGTCTTAGCCGTCACGATGCCAGCACCGCCGTAATACTTCTCGCCCGTGCCTGTTCCTGTTGGGTGGATTTCCCAATCAATGGCGGCACCAGAATCCAGCACTAACTGCTGTGCGTCTGCGTCATCCCAAAGTGCGTCAATAGTTAGAGTCGCATCTTTAAGGCTAGACAGATAAGACTTAACAGAGTCACCCATTACGGTGTCCTCAATAGTGTCTGCCACTTCGTCGATGCTGTACGAGCGTACCTCGCCTACAACCGCTTCTGTTCCACCTGATACTGCAACCTTAACTGACCCAGTTGAGCCTTTATGTGTAGCCATTACTTTTCTCCCTTACGCGTCACCGCGTGTATATGTGTAAAGAATCTGAACGGTGACAATGACGCCGCCTATAGGGTCTATTGTACCATCATCCACCTCAACGCTAATAACCTGCGTATCAATAGCGTAACCGCCACGCGTCCTATCCTCGTCGAGCTTTTCGTCGATAGCCTCTACAATCTGATTGCGGGCTGTGTCGATGTTCGTGTGCTTAACAAAGCAAATCAATTCGTAGTCAATGGTCGCCTGCCTGCTAGACATACTGCCGCCGATGCTGGCGTCTTCACGATTCTCGTTTGCCGTGCGTACTAGTATCGCGGGATATTGAGCGTTAGACAGCTTGTCGAAATCAAAAGGCTCACGCGTCACTTTTTTGACGGTAGGGCTAGAGATGGCTTGCAGTTGCGAGACGAGATTAGTTGCGATGTTTTCTCTAACGCTCATATCTTCAGCCCCTTAAAGTACACATCACGGATAGCACGAGTGTCGCTTTTGTTTAGTCCAAAAAACTCACGAGTCCGATTGTTGATTGCCGCCTTCTTGGACTCTGCTCTGCTGTTGAAGAAGATAAATCCGTCCTGACCTTTTAGACCTGACTGCATCGACTTGCGCATTCTGCCCGTGAATATCAGCTTAACCTTGTCTGTCTCTCTGCCTTTACTCTTACGAAACCCCTTATACGCTTCTGAGTAAGGGCGAAACGGTTGCTCATGTACATCAAGGCCGAGGCTAGTGCGCTTCTGTATGCGGTTTAAGCCCTCTGCCGCCGCTCTGCGCATCGCTCGCTTGTGGTTCTTAGTAAACGTGCGGCCTAGCTTATCGACCATCTTGCGAAGATCACGAGGCTTTGTGTCGATGCTGATTGTAATCATCGGTTTAACCGGTTGATCGGGACAATCTCTTTCTCTTTGTCCGTAACCTGACCGTCGTTGTCAGCGTCGTACTCAACGCCGTCTTGAAACACTGCGTCTATCTCTTCGCCATAACGCGCTTTATAGAAGTCGATCATTTGCAGAAAGCGGTCATCGTCCACCCAGTTGGTAAGCTGTGGCAGTGCATACTTCCATAATACGAGGTAAGAAGCTGAACGAGTCCACTGCGAGTCCGTCAGGTAGCTATTATTCATCTCACCAGCGATGCCCTTACGGTGCCACCACTGATTGCGAATCTCTCGCTCTATGTCTGCCTGCGCTCGTGGATGCTCATCCGAAAAGCTAGTAATGCCAAAATCCAGAATGTCTGGAACTAACTCTACAAGATTGCTGTCGTCACTAAATGCCATGTCGTCACCACTTCACTTTCGCGGCCCAGTAGATTTTATCTAAGGGCGTTGCGTTCTTTAGGGTATCACCGTGTCGTGCGTACCAAGCGGCTCGCATGGCCTTGTCGCGTGCTGACTCACCATCTTTAGGTGGATAAGTCTTCGCGCCTTGAGCGCCAAATCGTAGTAGCTTGATTACACCTTTGTAGCGAGCCAGAACCGCGTGTGAGCTAGAGGCGTGTCGTGGCGTACGCTTTGCCACGTTGTAATCCTCGAACCGTTCACCGCGATAATTGACTGCCATATAATCCTCAGAGTAAAACGCCCCCGAAGGGGCGTGTACATCTTAGAGTGCCGCGTCGAAGAACATCTCTACACCGTAGCTATCATCAAGCTCTGCAACACCGTAGACGGCTGTCGCGTTAAGCTCAAAGGCACGGAGAGAAGCGTTGCGCTCTGTCTCAAGGTTGAAGTCACGCTTCATGGCAATCGCCATTGCTTCACGACCAAACACACAGCCC